AAATGGAAGTCTATGGTCTTCTTCCGCCTCTGAGGCTTCTGAAGGTCATACATGCGGAGCCTACGATGTTTCTGTCTCATCTCCACCTCCGTAAAGAATCTGGTCGATCTCGGATGTATCTTCCAGAATCTCGTTGTTTCCGATCAGCTTATTCGTCTGGGCGTCAATGTGCTCTATCTGAGCATCGAGCATTTCTTTCCGGAGCTCATGCAGATCTGCCTCTCTCTGCTCCAGTGCCATCTGCCTGCGGATAGCATTGAGAGCCTGGATGGCTTTGGTCTTGTGGTTCTGGACAGTGGTCAGCTCCTTCTCCAGTCTCTGGATCAGGTCAGCTGTCGAATCCGTCCGGGTCACCAGCTTATAGGATTCACCAGGAAGGCGTTCGCCGGAATCGACACGCTTCTGTATCTCTTCCCGGTACTGCTCTTCCTGTTCGGGAGTGTCGAACTTCCTCTTGTTGTCCAGTCTGCTCACACTGGCCACGTAAAGACCGCCCTCTTTTTTGCGGTACGACTCAATGGCGGCCACAATGCGCATCTCTCTGACCGTGAAGATCCGGATGTCATCAATGAGCGCAAGTTCCTCATCAATGTTCCCCATGCTGTCTATGACGACCTGTTCCTCGTCTGTCAGCTCTCCCAGGATCTTGGAGTATGCCCCATGCTTGAAGGCATTCTGATTGCCGAACGGGGCGCCGCCATCGTTTCCGACAGCGTTCTTATTCCCGTACGGGGCACCGATTTTCTTGGGCGAACGTTCGGATTTTGTCTCGCTCTTTTTGCTCGGCTTTTTCTTGTTCGTTTTGTTCGGCTTCTTGCTCGGTTTTGGTTTGCCGTTAGCATCCCATTTTTGTGTCGATTTCCAGCGTCGGACAGTGCCATCGGGTACGCCCAGTCTTCTGGCAATCTCCGTCAGCGGCATACCGTCAAGGTACAGCCTCTCTGCTTTGATGCTGTTCGGGCTTCTCTCTCTTGGCAATGCCCTTCACCTCCTTATGTTGATTCGGCGTTTGGCCAGTAAAAAAGCGGGTTGGCCGCAGCCTCCCCCGCCCCTCTGTGCTACACACCATAGCACATAATCCGGAATGACGGGTCTCGAACCCGTATCTAGCAGCACCACTATGCCTGCCGAGTCGAACGGCTTTAACGTCACCCTGTTGCCTGGGTGCGGCATTACCAAATTATGCTACATTCCGATATGCCAGTTGAAAGATCAGTCTGCACGCCTGTTGAAACCACCTGGCTTCGTTTCTCATCAGCACAACATCATTCCCTTATCTTTTCCTCTGCGGACTGCTACCGGTACGAGGCGAGGGAGCGGCGTTTATCTCTGGCTGAAAATCACAACAGCAAAAAAGACCAGAGTGCCGAGGGAATGACGAGCTGCGAACTCATTCTACGATATACCAGTCATCTGCAAGCATATCCGCCTGGGAGGCAAGCCATCCCATCTGCACGCCGGACGTACCCACGAAGGCAAGTGCCCGGTTCCCGATGGCATCATGGTCAGCATTGATGACCTGACCGGAAGCATCGGTATAGCTGATACGCTCTGCTACTTCCACATACTGGCTCTTTCCGTTCCATCCTTCACGGGCAATCTGCTTTCCGTACTCCTTGGCCATCCGGAGGGCATCACCGAAAGACATATGAGCCTTGCCGCCCAGCTTCGGGCAGTTGCTCTCGTCTGCAATGATCCAGTCTTCCCTGAGGATGTTGGTGAGGGTGTACTCTACTCTCTGGCTCTCCCGGATATCCATGATCGGGTTCCCGTTGTCAGACTCTTCCGGTCTGCAGTGCATGAGGACTGTTTCCTTTTCGGGGTCCCATGTCCAGTAACCAGCCCAGTGAGGGAGCTTGACCTTTGCTCCCGCTTTCATAGCTGCAAATGCTTTTGCGAACTTCATGCGTTCACCTCCGGATCCGGGATGCACTTGTTCTCCCACTTCTTGTAAGCGTCAAGGTAGGTTTCGTGCTTGTCCCCGTTGTGGGTGACTTCATAGTACATGCCGTCAGACACGGTGGTACTGACCAGGGCCTTCCAGTTCTGCAGCGTCTTGCTGAACCATACGATGAAGACATCGTCCTTTGTCAGCTTGAAGTTGTCCGTCCTGTCACATCTGCCGTTGAAGTAATCAACGACGATCTCTTTTGCCCTTTCGAGCATTGCGTCATTTTTGCCTGCCATAGTAGCTCCTCCTTACATTTTGGTGATGAACTCCGCCCGATTGTACTGCTCAGAAGTAAGCATCATCTGGAGGAATTCCTCTTTGCTGAAGTTGCTGAGCCTGAATACCTCTTCCGGCTTCATGCCCAGCTGTTTGCCAACTTCATCGACCGTCTTCCCGGCATCAAGCAGCTCCTTGACGATGGCCTTCATGGGCTCCAGGAGGTGAGTACCACGGGCCCTGTTGTGGGTGATGGTCCCATACAGATCTTCCGCATGGTCTTTATGCTCCACGAAAACCACTGGCACCATGCCCGACAGCTGTGTCTTCAGCGGCTCCCGCTGTGCTACCGTCCATCGGTGGAATCCATCAATGATGGTCCCGTCCGGCCGGGCCACTATCGGCATGGTCCATCCATTCACCAGAATGGACTGTACCAGAAGGTCAAGGTTCTGTTTGGAAACCCGGTTCGGGTTCCAGTCGTTGGCATGCAGTGAGGTGACTGGTACCCACTGCAGGGTTGATAGGGGTTTCTTTATATCCATAATGCCGGCACCGGAGTGCCTCGCACTCCTTTCTATGCCTTCTTGGCATTCTGTATATACTTGCCATAGATGCGCTGATACAGCGCACGATAAGATCTCAGCTTCGGGTCACCGGAGATAAGGCCCTCATATATGGCCTTGAAATCCTTGTTGTCTGCGAAGCCTGCGACCTTGATGAAGAAATTGCGGTACTTCCCTGCAACCTTCTTTTGCAACTCAGTTTCGAAATTGCTGTCGAAGTCTGCGAAGAGTGCCAGGAGCGCCGCTTTGTAGTCCTTTTCCGCTTCCTCCTTCTCATTCGACCTTCTGGCCGAAGAGCTGCGCCCGAACATCTCTGAATCCCAGTACAGGGCCGCAAGGTAAGCGTTCGGCTCCCTCTTTATGATCCTGTCCATGAGGTTCGGGTAATACTCGTTCATCTTTACCAGGGAACGAGCCGTATCGATGCTGAAGAACTGAGATACCCTCAGCTGGTTCTTGTTTGTCCCGGCCTGCCAGAGGAATAAATAGATCTCCGGGATATCCACATGGTTCTTCAGAAGGTATAACCACACATCGTTGTTCATCCAGTCATAAATCGGGAAGATCTGCTGTTTCCCGGTCATGGTCTTGCCGGCCGTGAGCATCGTTGCGATGTTCTGGAGGCGCTGGATAGATTCAGCTGCTCTCACTCCGATCATGGCGATGCCGTCAGCACAGACCCTTGGAAGGAAGTCCTGGTAAGCATCGATCCGTTTCCTCAGAAGCACGTGGTCACGGATGGCGAAGCTCGGGGGCCTGCGGACCCATACTGCCTCTTTCGTGCTGTCCCAACAGATAAAGGACTCATCATTGGTCAGCTGATTGAAGCAGTTGTAGTGCTTGACCTCACAGCAGTACCACTCGAACTTGGCACCGGCCATGAGGAACATCTTTCTCCATTTCTTGACCATTTCCTCTATGCAGGGGAATATGGCCTCTTCATCAATAAAATGGACCGTCAAGAGCGATGGGTCTATCTCCCCTGCCTGGATCAGCTTCAGTGTCACATCAGCCAGACAGAGGCTGTCCTTGCCACCGGAGAAGGACATATAGACCGGGAGGCCGTTCCGGAATACGTTGCGAATCCGTATCTTTGCGGCCTCCACGACATCAATGCTGGCCTGCATCCGTCTAATTGCCAAGACGGATCCTCTCTCCGCATTTGGGGCAGACGATGTAGGTGGCATCATCGTCCGTTACTTCCGGAGCAGCTTCTGAACTTGGAGGTGTATCTTTGGGTGCTCTGGGAGTAGGTAACCTGGTCTCAATGGGCTTGGCGCCCTTTTCTCTGATGGTGTCCGCCTCTTCCTGCGTGATCGTGCCATATGTGGAAAGATGCTCTGTCACTTCATCGGCGTCTGCCACCATCTGCTCGAGGATCTCCTGGTCATAACCCGGAATGTCCAGGTCATCGGCCATCTCCTCTATGAACGAATTAAGGGTGTCGATATTCTCGACACCCAGGTTGAAGATCTTATTGTCGGCGATCATCAGCTTCTTTTTCTGATTCTCGCTGAGATCTGTGAATTTGTAGACATCTGCTTCTTTGATGCCCATGTTCGTCAAAGTCTCATACAGCCCGCAGCCGGCAAGGATCACATTGTTCTCGTCAACGACGATCGGGCGAATCTGCCCGAACATCTTCACGGACCGTTCAAATTCCTTCAGCTGCCTGGCTGTATGGATCCTGACATTCCTCTCCGGGGGCCTCAGTTCGGTAAGCTTCATTCTGAGCTGTTCCATCACGCCGCCTCCCTTCTCTTGGCCAGTGTATAGCCGCCTGCGACTGCTCCAGACAGGAGCATCGTCAGGAGGCTCCCTATCGTCTTATATGACGCTATCCCAAGGATATTGCCATACGAGAAGACAGGGAGCCCGACGGTAAGGCTTGCAATGATGCCCGCCACGATTCCTGCAGGTCTGAGCCTGACGCCTTTCAGCGTGAGGATCGTCGGCACCATCGTTGACGCTCTGAACGTCCCATAGAATAAAAACATGTGTGTGACCGTGAGGCCGGGGATATTGGCAATGGCGATCGCCACGACCAGCATGGATACCATTGCCTTTATCCCAGTCTTGGAGGAGTTATCATCATTCCCGTCAGTTGTGAGGGAGGCCGCCGCACAGAGGTTACTGTCGACCGTTGAGAGAAGCCCCGAGATCAGCATGAACATGAACGGGATAATGACCCACTCCGGAAGGATCGCTCTGATCAGTTCAAAGTTGACCATTCCGATGTCGTTGGGAATGAAGCCGGAGCCTGCAGCTACAAAGCCGAGGATGCCCATGGACAGCGGTACGACCGCAAACATGAGCGCACCCAGGGCAAAAGAGCTGCCTATACGGTCCTTTCTGACCGAAAAGGCTCTCTGCCAGAAGCACTGGTCACCGAAAGGCCCTGCGATAAGTCCGATAGCCGTAGGCAGTCCGAAGCCCATGAATACATCCAGTCCCTTCTGTCCGAAAAGGGAAGTGTACTCACCGGATATTCCCGTGAACTGCATTGCCCCGCCGTTGATCTTGAGTGCCATGGGCACGAAAAGAGCGCACGCAGCAAGCATGAACACCATCTGGATCACATCAGTCAGAATTGACGCTCTGATACCAGATATGCAGGAATACGAAAAGGCTACCACTGCCAGTATGATGGTCATGGACCAGAACGGGAGCCCTGTCACCATGGCCAGTACCTTGCCTCCTGCAAGAAGCTGTACTGCCGTGGACAGGATCGACAGACCCGCCAGCTGGTAGGTGTATGTCTTCCTTACTCCGGGGCCATACTTCATTCCCATGTATCCTGATAGGGTGATACCGTACGGCATTTCCGTCCGGATCTTCTTGGCAAAGGGAATGAAGAACAGTAAGCAGAGCACGTTCGGCACCAGGAAATAAAAGAGCCCTGCAAAGCCCAGCTTATAAGCCTGCTGTGCCGATGTGAATAAGGCCGGCGCCCAGATCCATGTAGCTGCAACTGACATGGCGGTGGCCACTGTACCCATATTCCGCTTACCGACATAGAAATTGTCATTCGTGTTGTCTTTGCCAGTGAATGTAACTGTCATGCAGATCAGGAATACTGCATAGACAATCAATGCGATGATAGTTACCATGTGTACCTCCTTAATTCAAGAATCTGGAGGACACAGTCACCACGAAAAAAATGGGCGCTCCCGCTGTTGGGAACGCCCACGAATTTTACTCCATTGATATTTTAACATTCGGTTATTTGCCTGTCACTGCCAATTTTTCGCCAACTTCCTGTCTGCTTCTGTCTGCTTCTGTCTGCTTCTGTCTTTTCCTGTTATTAACTGGTTGCACGAATCATTTGGTATAACATTTGGTTATTTTAGCAATCAAAGAGCGCAAGGACAATCGAGGCTTTCTGCTTATTAGACCACCCATTGGCATTCTTGATGATTGTTCTCTTGACAAAGTAGAAGTCCATTTCCGGATCTTCCTTCTCTTCGATTCCCACAAGGTAATTAGCAGAAGTATGAAGAGCTTCGGCTATTTTCGCTATGAGCGGTGCCTTAGGAATTCTCTCACCTTTGATATACCTTGACATTGACACTTC